TTTGGAGCTTGTTCTATTATCCTTCAGGATGAGGCGCTAGTGGGCATACACTATTTACGCAATATCCCCTCCTTACAAAAATCCCTATCCGTGGAAGCGGGTGATGATATTAACTTCGAAACCACCGTAGCGGGGAATAAAGTCTTGTCCAAGGGCGAAGTACATTATAAATGTCCTACCAAACACATACCCTTATACACTGATATGGAAGATAGGCAAATAGAAGTACTCGGATCCTGTTTCGAAGCCTCCACTTTTAGATCAGAAGTTCGTATGTCATTAATATCGCATGATGTCGAGCGCATTATGGGCTGTCCCCAACTGTGGGGACCTCCTAAGGCAGAGTTTGAGACTGAACCTTATTATAAAGCCTTAGCGGGATATGGTAAGGCCTCTCTTGGCCCTTCGCCGAAAACTCTCGAAATGGCTATCATTGACTACACCACCCCATTATTGGAAGCTACTGCAGAGTTTACTAGGCATGTTCCTATGGTTCCACTAACTCCAGAGGAAACTATGGGTGGAATCTATGGACGAAGGTTTATTGACCCTATGCCTCGTAATAAATCTTGCGGGTATGGTTTTAAGAGTAAATTGTCCACGCATTATGAATTGCTGGATGGAGTTGCAGAACTTAGTGACACGCTCCAACAGGAGATTGATGCAGCGATGTTGTGTTATCGTCAGAATAAGAGATATAATTTCATCTACAAAGCTTCTTTGAAAGATGAGCCGACATTACTTACAAAAAAGAAAATACGTGTATTTACTGGAGCACCTGTGGCTCAGAAGTATATTATTCGCAAATATTTTCTACCACCCGCCACTATGTTGACTATATTCAGTGGTTTGAGTGAGCAAGCTGTGGGGATCAATGCCAGTGGCAGGGAGTGGGACGAATTGCATCACCACATCACGCAATTTGGCGATGATCGCATCATTGCTGGCGATTTCAAAGCTTATGACCAATCTCTGCCAGTGAATGTGACTATCGCCACCATGCGCATTTTGATAGCTATAGCGGCAGCTGGAGGTTATAGTGAGGACGACTTAGCCATTATGGAGGCTGCTATACCAGATGTGGTTTCTGCTTACGTAGCCGTAAATGGCACATTGGTAAAACTCACCAAGGGTAACACCTCAGGCAATAACCTGACGGTATTTATCAACGGTATTGCCAATGCCCTTCTACACCGCTGCGCTTACTTTGACACCCTAGGGCTAACGGCCAGCCCATATAGGGAAAATGTAGTTAGTATGTTTTACGGAGATGATAGCTTAGGGGCTGTCCATAGTCGTTTAGGCGATAGTTACACTTGTGTTAATATTTCCGAACATATGTTAGTATATGGTTTAGAATACACTGCCCCTGATAAAACACCCATCATTCCTCCCTTTAGACCAAAAGGGGAGGTAAACTTTCTGAAGAGAGACTCTTTGTACGTTCCAGAATTTGGGACGTACAATGGTTTATTGGACGAGAAGTCTATTTTTAAATCTTTGCATTCCAATTTGGCATCGAAAGAATTAACTAGACACCAACTGGCAGCTGTTTGCATATGCGGAGCTCTTCGAGAGTGGTTCCTGTACGGGAGATTCGTTTTCGATAAGCGACGTAAACAGCTGCTAGAGATTGTAAAGAAACACGATCTAGAAATACACTGTGATAAAATCATATATGCTGATTTTGATCAACTCCTTACCGATTGGAGGGAGAAGTACCTTGGGACTGATTACGGGGATCTTGCGGACATCAAGATCAACGCTTCCCAGGGGAAATATAGTCCAAACCCTCAGTCACTTCTTTCCTGTGAAAGTGGCAATGAGTATTGCATGGGAAACACTACTATTAAGAGGAGCAGCGAGAGCTCGAAGTCAAATTCTCGCCCCCCTACCGTGCGTGGTGCACGTAAAACATCACAAGGGACGGAAGAGCCCGTATATACGAAATCGCAAGTTGCTTCAATGATGCGCACGTATGAAGATATCCGGAGGCTGCGAAAGCTTAGGAAAGAAGAACGTGTACCTTCACTTGCTAAGGATTTTATCACCAGGTCACCTTTATTGTCTTATGATGATGATGACTGTAGTGACGCTATTTATGATAATATTATTGGCATGTATGTACCACAATCCGGATATGAAAATGTGGATGGAACAACTGATCCTTGGATACCCACTCCTCAGGTCTATACTCCCGAGGAGAAGGAGGAGTTGTCCCTATTAAATCTTTTGGCTACAATGTTTTATATGTATCCAAATTATAAGATGGGGTTGCCCCCCCCAGACAATTTGTATGACGAGGTGGCTTTAATCAAATCTGATCAAATGTCACATATGCATGACTACAAATTTTTGCCAACTGATATGCAGGAGGCGGTAGAATCTAATGGATGGTTATACCGGTTGCCTGATATTAATTTGGGTAACCCTGAAAATACTGAATTCGCCAAAATGTGGCTGGAGTACTACACAAAAGGGGCTACCGCAAAACCCTTGAAGAGATCATTGAGAACGCGAGTGAAGCTGAGTGGAATCGGAAAATATTCTATTTCTTCTATCGCACCTACTGTTCCGTCAGCACCTCAAACCAACGCACCAACCATTGGTCCAACTATTTCACCTACAAGCGCCCCCACGTCTAGACCATCCACAGCGCCAACTAGTGCTCCATTTACTCTAGCTCCTCAGAGCGTTCCTACGAGTAAACCTACTCTCGTACCGACGAAGGGAGGCACTTCCGCTCCGACGAGCTCGCCCAATTTGAGAACATCGTCTGGAGCTCCTGTGACCAGCCAACCCACTAGTGCACCGTTTTGGAGCGCCACACCGAAAACTTTGCAACCCCAAAGTGGTGTGGAGCATATGATGTCGCCTACAGAAACTGATAAAACGGGAATATATGATTTTGCTCAAGGGTCTGTGGGGCACACTGTTTCCGTCACTGGAGACATGGATGATACATTTTATGAGTTTGACAGTAATGATAATCGATTAGATAATGTGTTTAAGAGACCTGTCAAAATTGCATCGTACAAATGGACACCGGGTGTCCCATTCCCTAAAGCTAACATCAGTCCCCACCTAGCCTACATCACTGACAAAATGATAAATAATAAGGTTTGTTACTTTAAGCAAATCAAGATGAAATTGTGCGTGAAAGCTGTTGTGAGTGGATCGCCTATGCATTACGGTCTTGTGCATATAGCGTGGCACCCGCTAGGCCCTCAGGACCAGCTTTTGACCCCCACTACGACAATCCGTACTGGTGCGGAGTCCTTGGTGCCCTATGGGGCTTTACCACATATTTATGTGGACCCTAGTTGTTGCCAAGCTGGTGAAATACACATTCCTCATTTTCACCATAGAAACGCTTACACACTACCTACTGGTGACATTGCATTTTCAGGATGGTTGTATATTAGCGAAGTAATTCCCCTTAGACATACGGGAATGAATTCAGACCCCATTCACATTGATTTATACGCGTGGGCTGAAGAAGTCCTATTGGCGGCACCAACTGCCACTAGACCTCTCGGTTTGCAACCTCAAGCTGGTGACGAATTCGGTGAGGGACGCATCTCTAGGCCCGCAGCAGCTGTGAGTGACGCTTTGAGTCTCTTGCACAATGTGCCAGTCATAGCGCCGTACGCCACCGCTGCAGCTGCAGCGGCAGGCGCTGGAGCAAAGGTGGCCAAATTAATGGGATATTCTACACCGTCTAATGTCGCGGCAGTAGCTCCTGTGTTACATCGCCCGTATGGTTCGTGGTCCAATACTGACAAATTAGACCCCATACCAAATTTAGCATTTGATAGTAAGCAGGGTGTAACAATAGACCCAAGGGTAGCCGGTATGAAATCAGATGGCTGTATGTCAATCGGAAAGATTGCGTCAACTGAATGCATTTTGACGTCATTTGATTGGAAAACCACAGATGCGGTGGATAAACTATTGTTTTCCATTGCTGTGCATCCAAATACTTGTGTTATCGACAAATTAGCAGCTTCCACTCCAGCTAGTCAGCGAGTCTTCCATACACCTTTGAGTCTAATTGCCTCCCATCATAAGTACTGGAGGGGGTCGATTAAATACCGATTTCAAGTAGTTACTAATGCGTTATTTAGGGGGCGTATGATTATAACCTACGATCCCTCTAACAACCGTACGTTGACAACGTCCACCAATATAGTGCAGACCGAGGTTATCGACATTTCTACACAGAAAGATTTCGTTATTGAATGCGGATGGCATTCCGAAAAAGCTTATAATAGAGTTCCGTTCCCTAATAACGATTTTGGTGCGATCATGCCTGGAGCTCCCCCTTTGGATGGCAACGGTGTACTCAGTATTAAAGTAGTAAATGAGTTAGCGGCACCAAATAGTGGGGATTTTACTATTGCGGTGGTTGTAAGCATTGCGGGGGGAGACGATCTATCTTTTGGAGGATACGGAAACACTATCCTCCGAGGGGGGTATCGTAAGCAATTAGTGGGGCAGTCTGGACCAGAAATCGGCGATAGCGAAGGGAATCACACTCCAACCAGTCAGGGGGGAGTTTTACGTAAGTTCGGACGAACAGTAGACGATAGACCAGAGATTATACACTTTGGTGACCCAGTACCTAGTGTTTTACATTGGTTGAAGAGATACAACTTTGTATCTTCACCCATTTTGACAGCGCCTACGGGTGTCGGGATTAGTACTGCAACTTTTAGGGTTCTTCCAGCTTTGCCCGGTGAGATTCAAACCGGAGATCGTTCTGCCATCGTAGGAACTAGCGCGTTGCGTAGATCGGCCTCTGTTCCTAACACTTTGGCCACTATGTTACCGTGTTTTGCTGCCATTAGAGGTGGTTTCCGCCATAAATATTTAGTACATGGGTCATTAGATTCAAACTATGCTGGAACCATGAACGCTAGGCGCTTGGATGCAGGGGCTGAGTTCACTACTTTCAATGCAGAAGGTCCTACGGGTTCTAACATGTTGCAGCTTAGTTGGATGGCTGCTAGTCCTGGTGAGGCTGTCCTCCATGAACCTTTGAACAGTAGAAACAACGTGCTGCAAGTCGAGGTGCCATACCAATGCCAAGAAAGATTCGCTAGTGCACGCCAATCTCCAAATGGCGCTCTAAACTTGGGGACTGTAGCTGTTGAACTAAGATCCAAGTTTTTAGCTGGTGATATAAAGTATATCACCCAACATGTCGCAGTAGCTGATGATTTTTCAGCACATTGGTTTTTGGGAGCACCTCCTTTTTACCAATATATTCCAACTCCCCCCGCATGAGGTAGTTTTGTATATATAATCATGCCATTTGCAATTTATGTCAAAATTGTGTCAAAACCCAGGGTAGCCCTGGTGTTCCATTAGGAACGGACTTTATGTCCAAGCTTATTAA